TTCTAAACACTAAAACAAATCGTTGTATTATTGATAGAAGCCTTCACGAAGATAAAGTAATTGATTTTAAATATAGATGTAAACCGGGTTATGTATATAATCATAAATCAGAAAGATGTGTAAAAATAGATGGTCCTACTGGTAAAAAATTAATGATAACTAGTGTTACTGATAAAATTGGAGGGCCTGTATCTATGCATTATTATAAAATAAAAATAAATAATGTAATGAAATATTTTTTATTATTTGGAGATATACATACACAATATGTTCAGCATACATCACCAGAAATTATTGAGATTACAACACTAGTTAAGAAAATTATAAGAAAAAGTAATAAATGTATAGATATTTTTTCAGAAAATCCTCCTCGCCATGAATTACCTAAGGGTAAAAAAATACAAAGATATAATTCACCCTTAAATGCTATGAGAAATGAATTTTATGGATGTCCTATTCATCATGTAAAAGGTGTTAAATGTAATTATGATAATTTAAGATATCAAAACTGGGATTTAAGATTTAAAGCTGAACCTGGTAAAAAATGGAAATCAAATCCATATGATGAACTACTTATGAAATATTTTCGTGAATATAGAGATATCGTAAAGAGATTTGGTAAAACAAATATAATTCTTTATATACTTGGTTTTACAGAAAAGATATCAAATATTATAGTAGAAAAATTAGATAAATATTTTAATGAAAGGATAGACGAACGTTTAAAAAGAAAAACTTTTGTTGATCTTGTATCTGATAAAGATTTTTTTCAAAGTAATAGAAAACTTATAAGAAAAGAATATAATAAATGTATCAGTTCAGTAAAATTTCCTAAAGATTTATTAGAAACTTTTATAAAAACATATCTTGCAATTCATGATGAGGAAAATAATACTGATTTTACTTTAGTATTTACAGATTTTTATACGATTTGTAGAATGTTTATGAAATATGATAATAATAAACATACACCTAAAAAATGTAAAGAAAAAGGTAAACAAAACACATCGAAACATATTATTTATTATGCAGGTGATTTACATACAAGAAATATATGTAAATTTTTAGAAAATATGTTTAATGTGAAACCAATTTATACAACAAAATGGTCTTTTCCATATGGAAAAAATGATAAATTAATTCATTTAAATAATATTAGAGATCATAAAGGGAAAAAATTAAATGATATAAAATCTGTTGATGATTTATTCAAAGATTTTTATGATTAAAATACACACTTTTCACAAATTTAAAATATTATTATATATTATAAAATGGTTCATTTATCAAATCAAATGACAATAGGTATTATGATTTTTTATAGTATTCTTACATTCTTTGTAGGTCCACTTATAACTAGACCTTTTATGAAAGATCATCCAGATCAGTGTGTAGCTGGTTTTCTCTTGGGATTTACAGTATCTGTATTTTTATGGATGAAATATGGTAGAAAATATGCTAGCAAATAAATATAATATATATAAATAAATGAAAAAAAAATCTAAGAAAATGAAAATATCTCTTAATAAACGAAAAAATATTCATCGGAAAAAGATAAATACTATTAACAAAAGAAAAAATAGTTGTCGGAAAAAGAGAAAAGCTATTAATAAAAGGAAAAAGAATAGTCGTCGGAAAAATAGAAATAAAAGAGGAATAATAAATTTAATTGGTGGAGCGAGCGAGCCCGTTTCACAAGAAGGTGAAGAACCCTCACCTATGCCTCAAGGTGAAGAACCCTCACCTATGCCTCAAGATGAAGAACCCTCACCTATGCCTGAGAGATTACCACCTTTAAGTGAAAGATATCCAAGAAATTATATAGATTTTTTAAGTGAACTATACATAAAAGAAGAAGAATTCCCAAATGATAGCGATGAATATAAAAAATTATATTTTAGACATCTAGCAGTCACTGAAAGCCCAGAATTATTGTATGATATTGAACCATATATTCAAGCATTTCAAGCTCACCTTGAAGAAATACAAAGTAATCCATTGAAAAAAATTCATAAATTTTCTATAAAATTAAATGAATTAGGTATTATATCTGGTCATGGTATTACTAGTAGTAGTAGTAAATCAACGCCTGTTTTCACTGTTGTTCCTGATGGTATAAATTTATTATTTTTTTCAAGGGGGGGTATTGATTTACAAATGGCATCACATGCTGAAGAAACAAGAAGTAGTGGTATTAGTGTTTATCCAGGTGGTTCCTTGGTGGAAGATTATGATATAACTTTATATCCTATTGTTACAGATAGTAAAAACAAGGCGATCAAGAGTTTAATTGAAGTTGGTGTATTTTTATTTAAAAAAAGTTTTTATTTTGCGGCGACTGATGAAGAGGATTATGATAAAAGATTAAGATTAGAAACATTGGTGGATAATGTTAATAGGTATTCTGGTGATGGGGCGTTTCAGATGCACGCATTTTTAAGGGAGAATATAAAGGATATCTTAAGAAAAAATGGGAAAAACCTAGAGGATTATATTTTTGATGATTATGATTTATTTAATTTCGGAACAGAATTTGGGCAAAATGATAAAAGTAAGTTTTTAACATTTAAATTATCTGATATACTTAGTAATTTAAGAGAAAAGATTAATTCTGGACAAGAAATACCAAAATATTTTTGTTGTTTATTTTGTAGAGGTGATGAATCTGGAATTCTGACCGATTTCGGGGTGAGTAATTTAAAAAAATGTGCTGAGAAACCCGAGAGTCTTCCTACATTAGAGAGTTCAGATGTATTTGGTGATAGTAGTATAGATGTATATGATTTAAGGAGGGAAAGTTCTTTAACTTCCAGTGATTCATTAAGAAATTTTAAGAGCATTATAGAGGAATTAATAGAATATGGTACACAAAATAATGAAACATGGCTTGATTATATAAAAGGGTGTTTTCCCGATAAATATAAAACAAGATTATTTTATGAAGAAGTATGTTATATTTTACAATTAAGATATAAATTATCATTAGATTAATAATTATAAAACAATGAAAGATCAAACCATAATGATAAATTACTATCTTTAGTTAACATAATATTATAAATAGATTTTTTATCAATTTTACTATATTCAGCTATATATAAAAATACTATAAAAGGTGATATACTTTTACCATCATAACATACAATTAATATATTTTTATCTATAATATTATCACGAATAAAAGATAATATTTTATTTTTATTTTGTCTTAATAATATTAAATCTGTATCAGAATTTTTATCATTTGAAAAAGGTAATCTGATCTTTTGAATATCTAAATCAGGAAAATCAAATAATTGAGTACAATTTAATATAATATCAATATGATTATCAGACATAAATTTTTTAGAATTTAATATATCAGTATCTCCGATCCATAAACCACTTAATAATTCATTTGTATACATTTATTTATTATGAATAATAATAAATTTGATTTTAAAACTATTTAAAATTTAATTAAAAAAATAACTATTGATTATGGATAATTTTGATGATTACTTTAAGACATTAGGTAAAATAAATCAAGTTGAACGAGAACTTAAATGTTGTGAAATAAAAGAAAATTTTAATTTTACAAATAAAGGTGAAACTGTATGTAAAATATGTAATAATACAATAAGTAATATCATAGATAATCCTGAATGGAAAAATTATAAAGATAGTAATACAAATAATACAAGATGTGGTATGCCAACAAATGTTATGTTACCTCAATCTTCAATGGGAACTACAATTAAGAATGATAATAATTTTAAGATGAGTAGAGTAAATAAATATCAGCAATGGAATTCTATGCCTTATAAAGAAAGAAGTCTTTATAAAGTTTATAAAGATATTGAAGAAAAATGTAATAAATCTGATTTACCATTAGTAATATCAGAAACAGCTCAATCTTATTATTTAACAATAAGTAAAACTAAAATATCAAGAGGTTCTAATAGAATAGGTATTATAGCGGCTTGTATATATCATGCTTGTAAAGAATGTGGAGCACCTAGATCAACAAATGAATTATCTAGTTTATTTCAGATAGATAATAAAATTATGACGAAAGGATGTAAAAATTTTACTGAAATTATGAGAATGAGTGAAGATAAAAAACGTATTCAGATTCATAAAAGTATAAATTTACATGATTTTATTGATAGATTTACACATAAATTAAAATTATGTGTAAATCATCAGAAAAATATTAAAATATTATCGAAAATGTGTGAAGACTTAAATTTAATTAATGACAATACACCCCCATCGATGGCTGCAGGTTGTATATATCTTTATATAAGATATAAAAAAATAGAAATAGATAAAAAACAAATATCTGAAGTATGTAAGATATCTGAAGTAACTATTAATAAATGTAGTAAAAAATTAGAAGATAATCAATGTTTAATTAATAAACTAAATGAATTTTCAGAGTAAATAAGTTTTAATAAAATAAAAAATTATACCGATTAGTATAGATTTTAAAAATACTGCTTGCATATTTAAATTACCATTTTCTGAAACAAAGATAGCGATACCTTTTAATAAATTATCAAATTGTTCAATATTAAATAATATACATAAAAATATTACACTCATTATATTTTTAGCCTCTAATTTGATATTATCTATTATATCATTACTACCTGAAGATTGTATCATATTCATTTTTTGTTGTGATTGTTGTTGAGCCAGTGCCTGCTGCTGAGCCATTGCTTGTTGCTGAGCTAAAGCTTGTTGTCTCATCATTTGTTGTTGCATCATTTTAATCTGTTCTGGCGATGATTGAGCCACCTGTTCGGTTTGTTGATTAGATTGTCCTTGCGAAGAATTATTTATATCATTTAAAATACTATCAACTAATTTAGAATCTTCTTCACTAATACCCCCTCCTAAATTACCTATTGGCGTTTCTTGAGACATTTATAAACTAAGAATAAATTTAAATATAATTCTTTAAACGTAATTAAATTTGATTTTCACTATTTTTAAATAAACTAACAACAAATATTTTATTAATCAAAATGATTATTTATGACGAATTTGGTCAAGAATATGAATCAGAAAAATATGATTATAATTTAATTATTGATTTTGAAAATATTTCATATAAAGAATGTCATGCTATCTTAAATTTTCTATATAAAGAAAGTTCTTTATGTGAACCAGATATTATTCTATTAGCCGATTTAATAATAAATAAATTATTAATTATCCAACATGATATTATTAATCCTGAATATAAAGATTTAGTCACATTAATTCATAATTTATTTAAGATACTAACTAAAATAGGCAATCAAACTCAAAAAATGATAATTTATCATGATTTTAATCGATTTATTAAACCAATATCTAATCCATCATCACCTGTTTCACCCCCAGTAGTAAAGAAAATGAAAAAACCTGTTAAAAATTAAATTTTAATTACAATCATAATATTCTTCAATACATTCATCTATCTGTTTTTGTAATTTAATATTCTTTCTTGTTAAGAATTCATTCTCAATGCGTAATTCTTTTATTGTAATATTTGCTTTATCTATTTCAGCATAATATTTTTTATAATTTTTTATAAAATCTTTATGAGTTTTTGATTTTATATGTTGTTTAAAACCACTATTACCTGTAAAGGTAAAACCGGCTCTACATCTACATTCATATTGAATAGGATTTCTCATATAAGGTTTATAAGGAGATTTATCAATATATTCATCAGTATTTTCATCAAAGGATGGTATATATATATTTTTTTGTAAAGATATTATTTCAGACATCTATTCACTAAAATTATCCTAATATATATTTAAATAGATATCATCCGGAATATTTAAGATGACACGTAAAGCAAATATCCCCAAAGCA